AAGAGAGAAAGAGAGAAATCGAAATGTTTGAAGTTGGAATGGGATTTATACGAAAGTATGCTACAGAAGTTGCTGTAGGTGAGATTACATCAATCCACGAAGATGCGAATGGAGAAACTCTAATAGACGTTATGTTTGACGATGGTGCAACAAAAGTCTATACAGAAAACTGCGTGATGCAAAATCTGGGACGGCGCATGATTGTTACTGAAACTTCTTTTGCCAAATAATAGGGAATCTTATAATGCAATTTGTAAAAACTGTGAAAGAATATGCTTTAAATAATTATGAGCAAGATGGTTGGGATATTCTCATTGAATGTTACGCCGACGATGAAATCCAAGAAGTTATTGGCAATGCTAATAATTCTAATGAAGCAATATCTAAAGTTAAAAATCATTTAAAGCCACAAAACGACTATCGAAGTGAAATAATGTCTGAGGCCTTCTAATTTCAAGAATAACTTTGCTAAATACATCTAATGAGTTTAGGAGCCTTAGGGCTCCTTTTTTTGAGGAGAAAAAAATAGAATGACGCAACTAATAAACCCACGAAAATTTACTAACGCAGTGTCCCTATTGAGGGACTTTTTTTTGACTAAAGTCTTTGAGGAAGTACATACGCAAAATAGATTGAGTATCTTAGCTGCTTGTGAAGATCCTGAAAACGTAGCAAGTTACAGTTATGAAGGCCAAGTTTGGCCATTACCTCAAACTGGTCAGATGTGGCTAGAACATGAATTACTTACCAGCCCCGATTCAAAGGGGTTTTTTTGTGTCTCAACGTCATATCGACAAGAGCCTAACGCAATTCCTGGTCGTCACGATACAATCTTTCCAATGTTTGAATTTGAAATGCCTGGTGACATTAATGATTTGAAACGTATGGAATATGAACTTTGTGATTTTTTAGGTTTTGGCACTATCACAGAAAAAACGTATAATGAATGGCAGCAACATTATGGCGTAAGTGCTAAAACAGAACTAGATGCACAACACGAATTAGCAATGCAAGCATCATTCGGTCCTTGTATGATTACAGACTTTCCAGAAATGACCAGTCCGTTTTGGAATATGAGTCGTAACGAAGATGGTACTAGCCGAAAGATTGATGTTATTCTTGGTGGTATGGAAACAATTGGTAGTGCCGAACGCAGTATTGATAAAGAACAGATGAGAGATACATTTCATACAATTTCTGATGGAGAGTACGCAGGACTTATTAAGAGTTTATTCGGAGATGATAGAGTTGAGGCAGAACTTGAAAAGTTTCTTGAATTTGATTTCTTTCCAAGAGTTGGCGGCGGCATCGGGATGACACGAATGATTGCAGCCCTAGATAAGCTGTAAACTAATCTGAGGTGGCGGAATTGGTAGACGCGCGGTACTGTTTATACCGTGAATATATACTAACGTAAATGTATATTTATTCATGCAGGTTCGACTCCTGCCCTCAGAGCCAAAGGAAATAATAATGATACCTGTAATTGATTTTAATTCTCCATACGCAAATCAACATATTGAAGATGCTTATACATCTGTAGGTTTCGCGGTATTTACTAATTGCTTGACAAAAACCGAAAAAACTGATATGATTAGTTGGTTCAGTGAAATGAAAGCGTTCTTTAATTTACCTGATGAAATAAAGAAAAAGTATCCATATGAAGGAGACACTAATCTAGGCTATAGTATGGTAGGAGATGAAAATGTTGATCCTACTGCACCGAAAGATATTAAAGAAAGTTTTAATTACAATAATACAAGAATGAGTGAGCATCTTTGGCCAAGAGAATTGCCAGGATTTAAAGCAACAGCATTGCAAAGTATTGATGTTGCGGATAAACTTACACTTAGAATACTGAGTAGATTTGATGAAATTTTAAAATGTGGATCTACACTTGTAGATGCTCATATGCAGCCATTTAATACTACAAGGGTTATTCATTATCCCGCATATGAAGGAGAAATAACAGATCGACAAATGAGAATTGGTGAACATAGTGACTACGGAACCATCACACTACTTTGGCAAATAAACGATGTTCCAGGATTGCAGGTACAAGATTTAAAAGGCGAGTGGCATCCAGTGCCATATAATATCGATGGTGTGGTTGTGAATATTGGTGATCTACTTCAGAGATGGACAAATGATTACTTTAAAAGCACAAAACATAGAGTAGTTAATTCACATATACATAAAACTAGATTTAGTATGCCACATTTTGTTGATCCTACTCCGGGTACTATAGTAGATAATTTACGTTTCCACGAAGTATCTAAGTATCCGCCTATTGAGAGTAAAGAATATTTGATGTGGAGACTAGCACAAAGTTATTAAGGTTATACATTATGAAATTGACATTATTAGGATATGGATTTGTAGGCAAAGCTGTTTACAACGTTTTAAAAGATCATCATGATATCACAATTGTTGATCCAGAATACAACGATAATAAGATAGAATATCAAGGTGATTCAGATGGTTATATCATTTGCTTGCCAACACCAGAAGGCAAAAATGGTGAATGTGATATGAGCATTATATTTGAAATGCTCAATAGAATTCCAGTTGCGACTATAAGTCCATCAAACATTCTTATAAAGTCAACTATGTCAATGGAAGGCTGGAGAGAAATTGAACAAACGCACAATTATTTAAACATATGTTTTTCTCCAGAATTTTTAACTGCAGCAAACGCAAATGAAGATTTCAAAAAACAAACAGAAATGTTTTTTGGTGGAGGTGATGAATATTTTTGGATAGATATTTTTAATCCATGTAAAAAATTTACACCAATCTTTTCTTCAATACGTGAACTTATCTTAATGAAGTATGTTAGAAATTCTTTCTTGGCAACAAAGGTAGCATTTTTTAATGAAATTTATGATCTTTGTTCTAAGATGAATTTAAATTACGACGAAGTAAGTTACTTAGTGGGTATGGATGAAAGGATAGGATATTCGCATATGAAAGTTCCTGGTCCAGATGGTAGAGGATTTGGTGGCGCTTGTTTTCCTAAAGACACAAAGGCACTATATAATTCCGCAAAACTTAAAGATCATTCTTTAGACATTCTTCACGCAGTTATCACTTCAAATGAAAAGGTAATAAAAGACAATGTTTAAATTTTTTACTTCAAAACACTGGATGCATTGGTCAATCTTCGGCACACTCTTGATTTTATTTTCTACTTGGTATCAGGTACAGATTGATGTTGCGATAAATGAGTGGTTTGGTGATTTTTATAATAATCTCCAAGAAGCATTAGCTACACCTGGTAGTATTACTGCCGCAGAATTTTATGGATCATTAGCATCTTTCGGTTGGCTGGCAGCAAAGTTTATTGCTATTGCAGTGGTCACTAAATTCTTTGTATCTCACTGGATATTTAGATGGCGAACAAGTATGGTTGAGTACTACCATGATAAGTTTAAATATGCTAGAGGTCTAGAAGGTGCTTCCCAACGTATCCAAGAAGATACTATTAAATTTGCTAGAATTATGGAAGATTTAGGAGTTGGTCTAATGGAATCAATTATGACTTTAATTGCTTTCATTCCTATTCTTATTGGTCTATCTGCGGCAGTTACACATTTGCCAATACTAGGCGAAGTTTCTAATTCTCTTATGTGGGTAGCACTTGCAACAGCATTAGGAGGTACACTGTTGCTTGCTGCAGTGGGAATCAGACTACCTGGAATTGAGTATGACATTCAAAAACGTGAAGCTGGTTACCGTAAAATTTTAGTACATGCAGAAGATGATCCTAAAGCAGGTCAACCAAAAACTCTTGCGGAATTATTTGATTGGGTAAGAGACATTCATTTTAAATCATATTTTCATTATGCTTATTTCAACATGGCAAGATATTCGTACTTTCAAGGTATGGTTCTTGTTCCGTATCTTGCATTAGGTCCTACAATTCTTATGGGAACAATCACATTAGGCGCTCTACAACAAACCATAAGAGCGTTTGGTAGAGTAGAAAGTAGTTTGCAGTATGTTGTTAAATCTTGGGCTGTTGTGGTTGAATTGATAAGTGTTTGGAAAAGATTGAGAGAATTTGAAGTTCAAATCAAGGTAGGCGAATCTTCAGATCCACGTTGGAGAGGTTAAAAATAAATGATAAAAGCATATGTGATAACAATAAGGGCTTTACCTAAATCCGTTAGATCCGCGAGTAGATGTATTATGTCCGCTGCAGATTATGATTTGGAAGGAGTTGAAATGTGGCAAGCAACTATCCCAGAAGATAATCCTGAAGAAATATTAAATGATCGAGGAATACCCACTAAAGGATTTTCGGAAATATACTCTAGACCTGAAAGATGTATGTCTGCTTTTGTTTCACATTATAAATTGTGGGAAAAATGTGCGGAAGAAAATGATGATGTTTATTTGATTTTTGAACATGATGCTGTTGTCGAAAATCAGATACCAGTAATACCAAAGATGCACTCGCTTAAAGATCCTATGCTTTGCTCAATAGGTGCTCCTTCTTATGGCAAATTTAATATTCCGACAAAACTTGGTGTTAATAAACTCATTTCAAAAGAATATTTACCTGGAGCACATGCTTATATGTTAAATTCTCCTGCAGCAAAGGCTCTAATTGAAAGAGCAAAAGTTGATGCAGGTCCTACAGATGTTTTTCTTCATAATAATAGATTTGATTTTTTATATGAATTGTATCCTTATGTTGCTGTAGCAAGAGATAGCTTTACTACAATTCAAAGAAAAGAGGGTTGTTTGGCAAAACACTCTTACGGAGATAAATATGAAATCATTTAATAGGATATTTTTAACAGGATGTGACAAAAATACTCAGTGGATGTTACCATGGTTTATGGTAAATTTTTTAACTTACAATAAAACACCTATAATTTTTGCCGATTTTGGCGTCACTATAGATCACGAAGAATTATTGTCTTTAGGATTTGATGACGTTTTAAATTTGAGAACTGTTGATGTTAAAGGTTGGTTTAAAAAACCCAAATCTATGATAAAAGCATCTCATATTGCAAACAAGGTTTGTTGGTTGGATACAGATATTGAAATTTTATCTGATATGAGTGATATATTTAATTATACGGAATATAATAAAATAGGAATGGTAGAAGATAAGCCTTGGACAAAAAGGTCTGGAGAAGTTTGGCATAATTCTGGAGTCGTAGCTTTTGAAAATTGTCCTACTATTTTGAATGAATGGTCTAACTTTATAAATCAGAGACCTCAAAGAGGCGATCAAGAGACTCTTCACGCTATGTTAAATACTCCTCTTAGTAAAATGATACATATTACAGATTTACCTAACGAATATAATTGGTTAAGAATTCAGACTGTGGACGGAGAAGATATTAAAAATAAAAAAGCCATTCACTGGACTGGTAATAAAGGAAAAGAACATATTAGGAGTTTAATGATAGATGGGTGATGTAGCGCACGTTATTGGAAATGGTAAAAGTGCTGGAATGTATTCTTCAGCTAGAGGCTTAAAAATTGCCTGTAATATGCCTCAGGCGCATATTGATAATTTGTATGCGACAGTGATGGTAGACTTTAAAATGATGAAAGCAATTCATGAAGGAATACTGAGAGTTCCTGGTGACTGGGTATTAGGCGCAAGACCTAAAAAATGTATGGAAATGAGAAATGATTTTCATATGAAATACGCGACTCAAGTGAAAGAATTTTATCTAGTTTTACCAAAATATGCTGCAAACTATACTGATTTTAATTGTGGTCATATGGCAGTTCATTGGGCAGCAAATAAACTTGAGCGTAAAGAAATTCACATGTACGGATTTGATAGTATATTTGGATTTGATATTACTAGTGCAGTCGATTTAATTTTACCTTCACCTAGAGATAATTTAAGTACACAGAGATTGACCGAGAACTGGCGTCCGATCTGGTTTCATATGTTTAGAGAATTTCCTAATACGCAATTTATCATACATCAAGGAAAAGGCAATTCGTTGATAAAACTTCCTGAAAATGTTGAAACAATTCATCCAAAGTGATTGACAGGCAGTTCAGGTTATGATAATTTATAAAAGTAAAGAGAATCACTTAGGAGAAAGAAATGATGAACTTCACAATTCAACCCAACAAGACATTTAACTATGAAAGTCTTGAAGAATTTTGTGAAAGCCATGAACTATTCTCTCAAATGAATAGTGACAATACAATAACTTTCTATTCACTAGTTCTTGATACTGTTGAAGAAGCCCATGAACAACTTGAAGAATTAGTTATATCGACTAACGATTAATTCAGATAGAAAGAGAAACTTCCATGTACACTTACTTCATAGATACCCGCCATCATCTGTTGCCATACAAATACATTGATGATTTTGCTTACAATCATAATATCGAACGCCGTGCAGTAAGCAATCCAACTCAAAGACCACGCTTTTTCTTTTTCTCAAAAAGCTATGAACAGCTAGAAAAAGCCCATAGAGAAATGCGTAATCTGACACCTACACCAATAAGAGAAATACGTTTAGATGAAGTTCCGCATTCAAAAAGTTGCTCTTACGACGATTTACGAAAGCAGACACCTTCTTCCGAACGATTATTCATACCAGTCTCATGATCTTAGATACATACAATCAGCCAAGAAAAATGACTACAAAGTTAATTGACTCTGTAGTTAATCATGCAAATGAAATGTTGTGCCTTGAAGATTACGATTTGGAAGAAATACAAATTGTTTTCAAGTCAACAAAAGGTTCACATGGATACTTTGATGGTATCGGTGATGAAGATGATGGGGTCGCGTCTATAGAAATTAATAGTAAAAATTCTGTTGATGAAATAGTCAGAACTATATTTCATGAATTGGTGCATGTTCAACAAGTTTTAAATGAAAGCTTTTGTGACATTGAACAAACTTGGCATGGAGAATATTACGGTAATGTAGAATATGATAGTCGTCCTTGGGAAATAGATGCTTTTGAGAAAGAAAGCATACTTTATGATACTTGGAAGAGTTCTAAAAGTGCTAAATAATTGTAATAGAAACTACATATGCGGTAATAAATGCATCACGAAAAACTCCCCAAACAAGATGATCCTTGTGACGATTGGAGTAAACACATCGATAAGTTAAAAGACTTATCTAAGAAATAATATATTCAAAACTTAATCACATCTACTAAATATTAAAGAGAGGAATCAATCTTATGAGTGAGAATGTTGATTGGACTGTAAAGGCATACCTGTTTAAAAACGGAGAGTATAAACTTTCCGCTTGGATAAGTGGTTTGGATAAAACGCATGCCGATAAGTGGTTCGATGATTTCTATGCTACCAATCAGTATGCAAAAATTGTATCTAATCAAATTAGTGAGTAAAGGAGTTCTAATATGAAACTTGAATTTAATTTAGACATGGGACCAGAATATATGTCCGCCGATGAAATTGCGGTTCATGCTATTCTAAATGGTTACCATTTACCTAAAATCAACTTTAGCAAAATTGAGGACAAACTCATATCAGATGCTTATGCGGGAAAACTCGGTCCTTTAGAAGATAATGAAGTTGAATTTGCAATGCAACTAATTACCGAATTAGTTTCTAATAAAGCCTCAAAAAAGGTTGACAAGTAAAGTCTTAATGTATATAAAGAAATAGTAAATAGAATCAAATGAAAGTGAACAAATGACTACTCAACCTAATGTCAATATTACTCTTAAAGATCAGCGTCTTTTTATCTTTGATGAATTGCAGCGTGTCAATTGTACCTCAGATGTTGATGGTAGTAATTACTATATGCAATCTTCTATCTATAATGATATGGTAGAATGGGCAACTGAAGCTGGCTACTGGTCTCCTACTGGATATAGCGTTTCGACAATTGTTGATCTTTATGCTCAATTTCAAGGCTGGCATCAGTCAAATGATTCTATGCAAATAATCGAGGTATCTTGATATGACTGATATTGAAATTCTTGCAGTACTAGGAATTATGATTTGTTCTTTTGCTGCTGGATACGTTTTAGGACTAAGACATGCTTGGAAAGATGCAAATAAAATACACAACTCTATGTATACGAGGTTCTAATGATTCGTAATAAAACACCTGCATCTGAAATTGTAATCGACCTAGATGGTCCTGATGGAAATGCATTTCACTTATTGAGTACTGCTAAGAAATTAGCACACTCTCAAGGTATGAAAGCTTCTCCTATTATGTCCGAAATGTGTTCTGGTTCAGATTATTTTAAATTAGTCAAAGTTTTTGATAAACATTTTGGTAATTTAGTCGTTCTAGAAAGTGAGAATAGTGAATTATTGGAGTTTATGAATGCGAATTAGTTCTATAGGATACGGTCGTACTGCGACTATTAGATCAACAATGCAAGATCGTCCGATCACGGGCGTGAATAAGACGGAAATTTTATCAGTAATGGAACTACAAGAAATGACTCGTAAAGACAGTTCCTACACTTCGGCTTTCAATAAAATTCCTAAAGCCACTCAAAAGTCTGATATTGATTTTGACCAACTTTTAAATGCCATTTTAGAAAGTGGAGATTTAAAATAAATGATACTTTCACTTACGGCCGAAGCTAAAGACTACATGATGGATCAGTTAGCAATTGCTGAAAAAAATTATGTTCTATTGGAAGTAAAAGGTGGCGGTTGTAGTGGATTTAAATATGATTGGTCTTATGTGGAAGATGATAGTAAAGGAACAGTTATAGACGGTACATTAGTTGTAGATGCTATGGCAGAAATGTTTCTTTTTGGATGTACTGTTGATTATGTCAGAGAATTAGGTGGCAACTATTTAATTGTTAAAAATCCACAAGCCAAAGCGCAATGTGGATGTGGAGAAAGTTTTGCGTTATGATTTATGTTGCACAAATGGTATACACTGATACAGAAAACCATCACAGTATTTTAGTTGGAGCATTTAGTTCTAAAAAACTAGCCAAAGATGCGTGTGATATTGAGTTAATGAGAAATCCAAAATATCAGCCATGTATTCATTCTTTTGAATTAGATGCACCGGGTAGTCAACAGCAGCAAGATGCTAAATTAAGGCCAAAAATGATTTTACATACCAATAATATATTATAATAGGTATTGACAATTACTCGCGAATCATGTATTCATATAATTGAAGTTAGCGAGAAAGTGAGAAAGAAATGCAAAATACTTACTATAATAATCAAGGCAAATTTCAAACTGAATTTGACCAAATGACTGAAGTTCTTATTCCTGCAGTGGGACCTTGTGATACTACAGCAGGAGAAATGCTACGCTCGGTAACTCGGTTAGCTTATGATCTTTACAATAACGGTATGGGCAACAACACAAGTGGTGCTTGTAACTTTCTCCTTGAAATGGAAGCTATCTCATACCAAACATATGAAACTATATATGAGTACACCCGCGGCAAATTGTACGACGGCAATTATAACGGCGATGACGTTCAACGTGCCGTTGAAACTGCAATAGATAATACTGTAGAGTTTATCATGATGCATCCGTTGTTAAAAACAGAAGTCAATGATAAAGATATGTTTGATTATGAGGAAGATTTTCAACAGTTCTGTGAAGAATGCGGCGATGAATGTTTTCATAATACCTTATGTGACGATTGCGATGAAATGTGGGAAGATGAATATTAATAAAAAAATGTATTGACAATACTTAGCGAATCATGTATTAATATAATTGAAGTTAGCAGAGAGAGAGAAAAATGACTAAGTTTGATGAAAAAGAGTACCACAAACAGTGTGATCTAGCCCTACTCAAAGCTAATGAGCACCTAACAGATCAAGACGTTGAAGCCGGTATTTCTTACTGGAATTCTAAATATGAAAATACTGATGCTTATGCAATGTCAGCCAGTTACCTTGAGAAAGCCCATACTTTTGAAAACATTAAGATGTTAAGAAAAGAATATGCTTAATTTCAAAAGTAAATGCTTGACAATGTTTCTTAGTTAAGCTATTATAAGTATAAAGAGAATTAGTAGAAAGAGTATTTTTTAGCAGGGTGCAAATTTTATTTGCTGTTTTGATTTGGGGGCGTCTGTGTTACGTTACCTAGGCCTAACGATAAAGAATGTGTTCCGATAGTAGGACATAACCCTGTTAATAAGTACTCTTAGACTATAAAGAATAGGTCCCTTGGCTCAACTGGATAGAGCAACAGCCTTCTAAGCTGTAGGTTACAGGTTCGAGTCCTGTAGGGTCCGCCAAGAAACTGGGTATGAAGTTAAATTGGAGCGCGAAGTGTTGGAGTTTAAAAAATTACTCAGTGAAATCCTAGTCGAATGAAAAGCCTTGCAAGGTCGTACTAGGTCGGTGAATACTCTGTACCGACAGAAAGCAGAGCGGGGTTGTCCACGAGAAAGACAAATAGGGGGTGGAGATTGTGCATAGTCTCCACCTCTGAATTTAATAATTTGCGAGAGTAGCTTAGTGGTTAAAGCCCCCCGCTCATAACGGGTTGATCGTAGGTTCAAATCCTACCTCTCGCACCATTATATATAAATACTGTTATATAAAACAAAAAGGATATTCAATATGGCAATACAAGCACCAAAATGGGCAAAAGGAAGCCATCCAACATTAAGGGGTTGGGTAAAAGATGGAGAACTTCTGAAGTCGCAAAATATTACTCAAGATGAAATTAATGAATGGAACGGAGAGACTTCTGCACCTAAAGTAGTTGCAACTTCGGCACCTAAAGCTGCACCAGTTCAACTAAGAGAGATTGCTCCAACCACCACATTAATTGATGAGAGTCCTAAGTTCGATGATATGTCCAAAAAAGAATTGGAATCTTTTGCTAGGACAAAAGGAGTTGAGTTGGACCGAAGAGAGAGCAAAAGAAGCTTAATAGCTAAAGTTAAAAATTTAATGGGATAAGAGGAATATATTATGAATGTTAATGGACCAGGCTTTTCACATAATTATGCGACTCAGCCTCTTGAATTGATTGTAAAAACTCAAATGGCTAAAGATTTCCATATGGAACAAGCTGATAAACAAAGGCGTTGGGTCGAACAGACCGTATCTGAGCCAAACAAAGCTTTAAGAGTGTCTTATGAAGGGCATGCTGGTACATATGATGCAGCTGGAAAAATAAAGCGAGGTCCAGAGCCAGTTGAAGGTCCAATGAGTAAATCTATAGACATAGAAGCATAGATAACCACCCACATGTATAATGCAGGAGAGTTGAAAAATGAGAGATATTTTAATAAAAGCTTTTAAGAGTCACGCACAAGGTCATATTGATAAACATTTAGCTAACGTGGAAGTGTATCTTCACAATGCAGCTGGTGTTGGTGAACATCCAGATATTATCGAAGCAATAGAATCTGAATTGGATGAAGTTGCAAAGTATGACGATTTGCTATCAATGGTAAAAAAATATTTAGAGGATTAATAATGAAATACGTGATTGATATTGACGGAACAATTTGTAATGAAGTATTAAAGCCAGATGGCACAAAAGACTATGCGCTCCATGAACCTATGATGGATCGTATCGAAAAAGTTAATGCATTATATGATGCTGGTCACACGATTAAGTATATGACGGCTAGAGGTGCAGTGTCCAAGATAGACTATTACAGTCTCACCAATAATCAACTCATTCGTTGGGGCGCTAAGTTTCACGAATTATCTGTAGGCGAGAAAGAACATTATGACGTTTGGATTGATGACAAAGCTTTTTGGTCCGAGAACTTCTTCCGATCAACTGGAGAAACTTATGAGTGAATTACATGAGATGGAGAAGATGATTATGGATTGCTGGCATGTCGTGGATGATCTTGAGGTAGTATTCAAACAGGTTTGTGATGGCCAGCGAGAACCAACAATAGATGAATTAACTAACACGCTCATGGGTATGCACCAACTATATCATTGGAAGTTCGAACAACTATTCGATAAGTATGAGGACTGCATTGAGTCAAGGAGAAACTTATGAGTAATATTTTTCATTTAGCAATTGAAGGTGGCAAACTAGAAACTACATTACCATTTTATACAGATATTCTAGGCTGCAAATTAGATATGGCTGAAGAAGGTCGCTGGCAAGATATTGATTTTTGGGGTAATGAGTTGACACTCCATGAATCCAAACCTAGAACTGGTGAGGGCATTGCTCCCGCAAAGGGACCTGATAGACATAGACATACTGTCGATATGGGCGAAGTATGCGTACCACATCTAGGAATTCACTTACCATATGATGAATATCAAAAGGTTCGTGCTAGTGTAAAAAATACTGTAGGATTTCTTGATACTCCTTATACTAGATTCAAAGACACTGATTATGAGCAAGAAACATTTTTTGTGGAAGATCCTAATAGAAATGTTATTGAAATTAAAAGTATGTTAAAAGTTCAATAAGGAGAATACAATGAAATATATATTATTCGCGCTCACATTTATTTTAGTATCGTGTACGGCATCAATATCAGTCAAGGCTGATCCAGATATCTATGTAGAGCCACTAGCACCTAATACACTTTCACCTAAAAAAGATAAGAGTGGTGATATAGATGCGGGCGAGTATCTAAAGAATAGAATTGCACCAAAAAGAAATCCAACACAACAAATCATGGTTATTGCATGTGATACTTCAGATTATGTCCAGTCTCAAGTACTCACCCAGTATAAGGAAAAGAAATTATTTGGCGGCATTACAGTAATAATGATGTTACCAAGTGGTGCACCAATATCAGAAGCCCAAAGATTTTCACCAACAGCCTCATTATACGTCAATCAAGATACCGGAACATGGTCACTCATAGCAGAAACCGGAAACTACTCTTGCCTTATAGCTAACGGCGCACAATTCAGCCCTGGAGAATAGTGTGAATAGTATCGGAATCTGGATGTTATATTCCCTATTTGCATTGGATGTAAATGGTGAAAGATTCGTATTTGAAGGTAAAGAATTTTATTCAAAACAAGAATGTATTTCTTTCTCAACTAAAAATATTACGGATTTAAATAAAGCACTAACATACAGATTGGACTACATTTATGGAAAAAATTCTTACGTTGTTTTAGAGTTAGGTTGTGTGCAGAAAGATAATCCTATGGG